AATGAAAGGAGCGTTTGACATGAAGCCCGGTGACAAAGTTGTAATGAACAACAAGTATTACGTGAGTGCGGAAAATAAAAGTCGCATCTGGACGGTAGCATCAGAGCCGTGGATGTGCTGTGGCACTCTCGTTGTAAAGCTGGAAGGGAAATCTGGCGGCTATGCTGTTGATGGACTGGACATTATTTCCGAATGAAACGAGGCTTTTATATGAATAACGAAAAAATTTGCCCTGTATACAGCGCTTCCGATAATACTGCCCGCAAGTGTATCAAAGAAGAATGTGGGTGGTGGTGCGATCAATGCAATGCTTGTGCTGTAGTATCCGCGTCCGACAGTGATATCTATGTTCTGTACTACACACCGGGAGCAGAGTCAGTCGAGGAACTGACGTTTATGTACAACGAGGCTAAAAAAGCCGTAGCACCGAGACCTATCATCGCATTACCTACCAGCCTCTCGCTCAAAGAAATATCAAAACAAGAACTCTTGAATATTATCTCCAAAACTCTGTGCAAAGATAAAGCCGATCATGATGATCGAGGAGAATAACCATGAGAGCAACAAAGCAATTCAATAACGTAGACACCCAGAGTAAAATCGCGATCAACACTGACGAGCTTCAGGCCATGTTGAGTTGTGGCCGGTATTCTGCCGTACAGATTGGCGAGGCTGCTGAGGCTCGTATCCAGATCGGGAAGCGAATCTTCTGGAATGTCGAAAAGATCAAAAGCTACATCAACTCTATTTCTGTATAGGAGACTGCCGTATGAACATTTACCTAACCATCATGGTGACAGTCTTAGTCCTTACTCAGATTGTCCGCATCGTTCAAAACACCATTCAGCTTCGCCGGCAGTATAAGCTGTTTCAGGCTCAGCTCGGACAGTTGGATGACATCACCCAAGAGGATCTTGATGTGCAACGCAGAGCATATCGTTTGATCGTAGATCACTTTGAACGCAAGGGGAGTGAGGCGTAATGACCAAAAAAAGAAGCCATTCATTTCCTCTATCAAATTGCCGATGAGATACGGTCATTCCTTGACAAAACCTCATCCCCCAAAGGGCAATGGGCTTCTCACAAACGCCTCGAAGCATTAAGTATGGCAATTTCCG